TTAAGTCATCTGTAACGGTCAAATCATCACTAATTGTTAAATCATCAACAACAGTTGTGCCACCAAGATTAAGATTACTAAAAGCATCAACAACCGCCGCTCCAGCACCTGCGCCATCTAAATATACTGCTTTAACTTGTCCATTTGGTATATTAACTGTTCCACCTGAACCTTGTTTTATGGTTATTATTTGACTACCAGTTGTAGCATTTTCAATAAATTGCAATCTACTGACAGTATTTGGTGCGATTGTAAGGGTTCTAGTTGCAGATAATGTGGCAGAAGATGTTACTCTAAAATACATACCTCTAGCTGGGTCTGAACCACCATCAAGTACAGTTTCTGTTTGATTTCCATCAGATGCAAAACAATCTTTTGTGGTAAAACTTAATCCTTCGCCTATTAACTGAAGATTTGTATTTGTAACATTACCCCATGTACCACTAGCATCTCCAGTTCCAAGTTCATCTAATCTTAAATCATTAGTATAGACACTAGCCATTTATACCTCCTAAGCTATTGTGATGATAGCATTTGCACCTGCCGCTGGGAATACTATTCTAAATGTACCAGATGACACGGTAAAATCTCCACCAAAATTTAATACTGCTATTGCTTTATCTCCATTAGTGCTATTATAAATTAATGCACCTCTGGCAGTAAAACTTGCACTTGTCCATGTAGGGTCATCAGCATCAAAAAATGCAGTTGTACCTGTTGTTGAAACAGTTGTACTTGTCAGTGTTTCTCCACCAGCACTATAACCTGTACCACTAATCTCATTTGATGTTGTATATGCTGTTGTGCTTGCATCTAAACTTGCAGAACTTGTATAGAGAGCTATCTTTAAAGTATCTGCCGCCAAATCGTGTTGTTCATCTAAAATTTCAGCTTTAAATGATGTACACATTGCTTGTGTTATCGCCATTGTTAAATACCTCCTTCGTATTCTGCTTGGTAATTACGTTGCATTTCTTGTTGAAACAATGCTATTGCTTCATCAAATTGTGCTTTATACAAGTTTACACTATCTGGTGCCTTTAGAAAAGCAGAACTTTCATATAGACAAGCCGATAATAAAACTTGCTCTGCATTATCTCCTATCCAACTATTGGCATTTGTAGAAGATAAACCTGTTTCAAGACCAATAAAATCTATCTCAAAAGCTAATGTTGCTGATGGTGTTGGTCCGATTAATATTTTAATACCTGATGTTGTAGCTTTTTTGGTAGCATACATAAATGGTTCGCCTTGTGTACTGGCGTTTGGTACATAATCTCTTAAATAACTATCTATTCTATGTTTCAAAAAGATTACATCACTATTTGCCTTTGTAACTGCCACTTGTCTAATCATTCTAGCATTTGCTACATCATATTCTTTTGTGCCTATCACGAAATTACCAGTTAAGGTTTGTCTATAACATGGTAAATTAGGCAATCTAGCAAAAATCATACTCTCTGCTTGTTTGATTATTTCTGGTATAGATGTTGAAAATTCTGTTCCGTCATCTTCTATAAAATTTTTAATATTTGTTTCTAATTGTGTAAAATTCATTTAATTACCCCATGTTCCATCATTCCATGCACCCTCACCAAAACCCGGATTAACTTGTGCTTCTTCTGCACCAACACTACCATTTGCTTGTACACCTGTTACATTAATAATATTATCTAATCCAAGTGTTCCAATCGCAAAAGTACCTGCAACACCAGTTTCTGTTAACTCACTTTCGGGTATGAATGTTCCAATATTTGTAGTACCTCTTACACCTGTTGGGAAAGGTCCGATAAAAATATCTATTGTTGCATCACCAACACCACCAGTTCCTCTAACTTCTTCATCGCCACCCCAAACTCCGTAACCAAATGCATTTTCTCCCCAACCATTGGTATTAGATTCTGGTATTTCTGACTCAGCAACCTCTACACCTGCATTTGCAGTTCCTGTAGCGCTCGTAGGTGTAACTGTAAGATTGAGTGTTCCATTACCTTCTTCGCCAAAAGTACCTATACCACTTGTGCCTGATACACCAGTTATTGGTATATCTGTATTAGGCACAGAACTACCTATTGTTCCAGTACCAGTTACACTTGATAATGCACCAGTTTGAGTGTTAAAACTTTCATCACCTGTTCTACCAGTTGCATTTATACCAGTTACATCAAATATTCTATCATGATTAATTGTTTCTGTTCCAGTACTACCTGTTGCTTGTACACCAGTTATAACTGCGCCAGTCTGAAAATTACCTATTGCACTTGTGCCTGCAAGACCTGTAGCAGTTACAGCTATTTCATCTTGTGGTGCAACATCATTTACTGTGCCAGTTGAACTTACACCAGTTACAACTGCTCCAGTCTGAAAACTACCTATTGCAGTTGTTCCAACCAGTCCTGTAACTGGTTCTTCTAATGATATTCCTACCTGACCAATTCTACCAAATGCGTGTATATTGGTGCCTTGTTGCGACCTTTCAATTCTTGATGCAAAAATATCATGTGTAAAACCAAATAAAATTGTAACATTTTCTGGGTCATTATCTGGCCTTGGATTGAATAATGCAGTCGCATCTACTACATTTTTTGCTGGTGTTAGTTGTGGGTGTTTGGGACTATATTCTTCTGGTTCAACACGAAGATTATCCCATGTAGTTTTTAACTGTGTATATTTAACCTCAAAACCACTTATATCGCTGATTGCTTTAGATTTTTTGCCTGATGCAAACCTTGCCATTATCTTAAATTCAATCCAGTTGGTTGTAATTTTAAAGAAACACCATCATTATCGTTAGAAGAAGCATATTCAAATGCTTCATTATATATCTGTTTTAATAATGGATATTTGTCTGGTGCATATTTTACAGATAATTTACTTGCCAAACCAGCACAAATACATTCTGTCCATGTATATGGAATATCTGTGTCTTGGTCTGATAATGTAATATCTTCTAATTGTGTCATTGCATAATAATTTAAACGATATGTACTTCTATCAGGTGTTTGCCATAAAAATATTTTATAAATATTATTAGAGCCTGCCTGTCTTTGTCTATCTAACATATACTGATTTGGTTTGCCTGTATCAGTTTTATTAGGTATTTGATTATATTCTGCAATCGTTATTCTATTTACAATTGTATCTGTTCTTGTAGCATCTGCACTATCAAATATTACAACATCAAGAAAATCAAAAACACCTGCTGGTAAATCATAAGAACTTGTGCCTTCTACCAAATTTAGTGTATTTGATGTTACTGTCCAATAATTTATGCCTCTATTTGCCCATTCAGAAAATAATAAATTAAGGCTTCTACGAGCAGATATGGCTTGGTCTCCAGTTCTTCTCTGTATATCAAGACCACACCTCTCGTATGCCTCAGTTATTATTTCTTCAACATTCGGTCTAAATGCTACTGTTCCAGATGTTGCCATTTAATCTATCCATATTTCTTTTTCATGGTTAGAACAACTTGATAAGAATCGCCTGAACCTGCACCAGTGGTCGTAAATTTTATATCACCAGTTGGACTTGTACCTGTTTGTTTTGTATTAGGTAATCCACCTATATCAGTAAAATCTACTTCACCAGATTGACCTTCATCAAGATTAAGAATGATAATATCAGTACTGGCATCTGCCGAAACTTGTACTGTCATACCTTTGATAACCCAAGTGCATTTTAATATTTTTACACCTGTACAAGCATCGCCATTGGCATTTGCTTGTAATGTTGAAACATCTACCTTTGTAACTGCACTTTCGTCTCCAGTATCTACATACTGATATTGAAATGCCATAACAATTTTTCGAGTATCCTCGGAAAGAATAGTGCTTGATGTAATATCAGCCATTATACCCTCCTATTAAGATGCATCAGATGAACTTGAAATACCCATAAATTTTAACACAATAACAGTATCGCCACCGGGGTCTCCAGATACCACAAGTTCAGTTGCTTCTGCCGTTGCAGTAGATGCTGTTGTTGTACCACCTGACATTCCTAAAACACCATTACATGGGAAGAACCCTTTAAAACCTGTAGAATTGGTTGCTACAGAAATACCATCTACAAATCCATCAGTATCTGAATCTGTTCCAATATCTTGTAAATTTACGTTATTAACTGATGCAGTTGTAACTGCTATCATTACTGCCATTGGTATAAAATTATTTGGTATACCTATTGATGATTCTTTACCAGTTGTATCACCATTAGCAACTGT